TGAACGGCATCGGTTCGATCTTGCTGTAGTACGGCACGCCTTCGGTGTTGACCGTTTCCATGTAGTCAGCCGGCGCGAACACCGAGATGTAGAGGTCCGGCACGCCTTCGGGAATCAACAGGGCTTTGTCGTCATGGATGAAGGTCACGCCCGCGATCTTGCCGCGATAGCGCTCCCAGACGATGCCGCCAAACTCGAAGCTTTCGCGAGCGTCACCACGCAATGCTGCCGCCTGTTGGCTGTTGAGGAATGTCTCCTTGACCGACTTGTGGACGATCAGCTTGTTCCAGAAGTTCTTGCCACACAGCGCCCGCGAGCCGCTGCTGGTGACACTGCCGAGCGCATCCTCCTGCAGGTCCAGTGCTTCGCCGCATTTAACCCGCAGCTCGGTATCGGCGCTGTTGAGGCCCATGGACATTTTCTTGCGCGTCACGCCGAAGGTTTTGTAGATATCCAGCAGGACCGTCGAGCCATCGGCATCCAGGATCTGGCCATTGAGCGCACCCATGCGTTGGAACTCATGCGTGGCATCGAGCTGTCGACGCGCTTTGGCCAGGCGTTTGTTGACCACGTCCTGCACAGCCTGCAACTCGGAGCGCGTACCGAAGGCACGGATGCCCTGAATCTCATCAGCCTTGATCGCAAAGCGTTGAGGCAGGTGCACGGTGTTGAAGGGGATCAGGTTGCGTTTGGTCCCAGCCACCACCAGACCGGACGTACCACGCTCACCCGCCGGCACCAGTGCCAGGGTGTCGCCGTCTTTTTCAATCTGCACCGTCAGGGTGGTGATGCCCTCCTCCTGAAACAGGCCGAGGCTGCTGATGCGGCCCGGCAGGTATTCCTGTTCGTTGATGGCGGCGGTCAGCGAAGAGACCGAAAACGCGTCATCGTTAAAGATTTCAATGTCAGCCATGAAGCTATCTCCAGAAAGCAAAAAACCCGCACTCGGCGGGTTCGGTAATCAGGGTGGTCGTCTTAGCGGACGATCAGGAAATGGGTGGCCAGCGCCTTTTCAGCGGCCGGATCCAGACCGGTGAGATGGGCTTCGCTGACCTCGGCCAAGCGCACCACGGCACGGCCGCGACGGACCACATCGGATTCGCCCAGTGGACCGTAGAGAATGGCGATAGCGTTTTCGCTGCCATCTTCGGCGGTTGGGTTGTACGGGGCGAACTCACCGCTAATGCTCACCAGGCCGAGGATCTGCCCCGGCTCCAGCGCAGGCCCTGCCGCGACATTGATGGCTTCGCGGGAAATGGTGCCGGCGGCTTCAGACAGGAGAAACTCGCCAGCATGCATCGGCTCTCGTTGAATCGTCATCGTCTTGCTCCTGTAGCAGATTGAGGTTTAGCGGTTCGCGCTGCTTGGCGCGCCGACCAGATAGAAGGTTGATCAATTTGCTTGGCCTGCACCTTCGGCGGTGGGTCTTCGTCCAGCGGCAGGCTGTTATCGATTTCGAAGCCCTTGCCGCTGCCCACGATCTTGTCGAACAGACGCGCCCGGACCGCCGCTGCATCCAGACCGGCCGCGACGTACTCGGCACTAAACTCTGGCAAGCGCGCAGCCACACACAAATCGTTCACCGCCTTGGCGCGTGTCAGGCCGGCCTGGACGATCGCTTCGCTTTCGAGCTTGGTCGACTCGAGCAGCGGCGCCACCAGGTTGTTGATGCCCGCTTCGGCGCAACGCTGAGTGATCATCAAGGCCAGCTTGGCCGAATCGACCACAGGCGGCGTCGGTGGCGGATTGTCAGGCTCTAACTCCGGATCCAGCTCGGGTGGCTCGTCGAGTTGGGCCAGGAGTTCGGCCGGTGCGTGTTGATAACGCTGCAACACACCACCCTGGCCGAGGCACGCCTTGACCTTGATCCCGTCTCCGACTTCATCGGCCAGACCCAAGGCCACGGCTTCATTGGCGGTGAGCCAGGTTTCAGCGGCGACCAACCGCCGCAATTCGACCTCATCAATGTCCGGCGCCTTCGCCTTGTAGGCCGCGATGATCGCTTCCATGGTTTGGTCGAGGACGTCGGCCACCTTGCGGAAGTCTTCGGCATCCCCGGCCGCATAGGTCCACGGGTTGTGAATCATCAGCATGGCGTTGGCTGCGATCACGACCTTGTGTGCGCCGCAGACTGCGACGCTGGCCGCACTGGCGGCCAATGCATCGATTCGACCGGTGCAACGCTCGCCCAAACGCGACAGCGCGTTGTGCATGGCCAGCCCGTCAAACAGGTCGCCGCCGATGCTGTTGAACGCAGCGATCACCGGCGAGACGCCATCGTCCATGGCGCGCAGATCCTGCACGAACTGATTAGCAGTAATACCCCAGGCGCCAATCTCGCCGTAAACGAAGACTTCGATGACTCGCTCGGCGGCCTCGCCGTTGGCTTGCAGGGCGTACCAGGTTTTATCCTGCACTTGGACCTGCTGGCCGGCCCGGTTGTAAATGCGCGGTCGCGCTTTTTTGCTCATGGTTGCTCCTTGTCGTCGAGCTGCTCGACGGCTTCAAGGGTTGTGTAGTTGAGGCCGAGCTTCGTGGCCCGGGCCAGATCGGCGGCGTTTTCTGCGTCGACCGTTTCCGCGTCGTAGCCCGTGCGCAGGACCATCTCGCTACGCGAGGCAAAGCCGGCTTGCACTTCCATCCGCCGAGCCTGTACGTCCTGCACGGGCTGGATGTAGGCCCAACCTTGTGGCACCCAACGTGTGCGCAAGTATTCGCGGCGACGCTGTGCGTAGTCTTCCAGCACCAGAGCGCCCGACAGCACAGCCATGTCCATCCAGGCAGCCCGAACCGGGCGGCAAAGCTGGTGGACGTAAACGCTGAATTGCAGTTGCTCCAGGCGACGCCGGAACTCGTTGAGCACCACACGCAGCGCCCGGTCGTTGACCTCGCGCATGTCGCCCGTGAGGATCTCGTAGGGCGTACCCGTCCCCGCAGCAGCGGCCATCAGCTGCTGCCGCATAAAGTCCGGGTAGTTGTTACCCGCGTCCGGCGGTTTGGAGAACTCGACCTCTTCACCCGGTGCCAGCTCCTGCATGGTGCCGGGCTCCAGCGCCACCATCGGCGTGAAGCCATCACGGTCCAGGCTCAACGGTTGGCCGGTGACCGGATCTCTCGGCACCGGCCCGGAGTCCGGAGCAGGCCGACTGATGAAACCGGCAAACAGGTTGGCCACCTCCTGACGGAACAACACCGCGTCGTCGTAGTTGTCGAGACTGCGCAGGCGCTTGAGCACCGGCGACAATCGTGGCACGCCGCGTAGCTGGCCCGGCTCGACCGGCTCAAAGATGTGCAGCACCTGGGTCGCCGGCACCCGCACCAATTGGTTGTAGCCAGCGTTCAGCGACGAGGCATCACGCGGATGCGACAGGTACATCCAGTACGCCACCCGTTTGCCGCCGGGGGTGAACTCAATCCCGGCGCGGATGATGTTGCCGCTTTTGGTGGTCTCGTACTTGTCATGCGGTACGAACTCCGGTGCCAGCGCCTGAATCTGCAACGGGACCGCCAAGCCTTCGTCCAGGCTGCGCGGCCGCAGGCGAACAAAGCACTCACCAGAGGTCTCAACCGTGCGAGCGATCAGTGCCTGCTGGCCGTAAAAGTCGGTGCGCTCATCCGCGTCCGACTCGTCGACCCAGTCCTCCCAGAGTTCCTGCAGCAACTTGCGCAGGGCTTCGTCGTCGGTCTTGGGCCGTGGCGTGATACCGGTGCCGATCAGGTTACTGACGCGCTTGTCGATCACGTTGTAGGCATACGGATCGTTGCGAACCGCCGCCCGTGAACGCGAACGCAGGTTGCGCAGTGCCGGGGTGTTGATGCTGTTGATCCCGTTGTCGGGAGCATCCCAACCAGTGGATCGGCGGCCCTCTCCGGCGCCTTCGTAACTGGCCTTGATGTTCGACGGCAACACGAATCCGTTACGGGTGAGCGTCGGATAGCGGGCCATTAGAGTCCTTTGCCTCCGTGGTACAGCCGAACCACACGGGAGCGTGGCCCGGCAGCGCTAATCAGCGACGTGCGGATTTCTTCGCGAGCCTTGAGCAGCTCGTCAACGGTGCGGTACTCCACGGTGCGGTCGGTGTAGCGCACGGTTTTCTCACCGCGTGCGATGGCCGCCTCAACCGCGTCGAGGTGCTTCTGGGTAAATGACATATCAGCGTCTCTTCAGGTAACCGCTGCTGGAGCTGCGGCGTTGAGGTGGCGGTGCTGCAGGTCGCGATTGCACGACCGGAGCAGCGGGTTGCGGAGTCGGTTGTTGAGCAACAACGGGGGTTGCATGACCAGCACTGCTGACGCGTTCGCCCTGAACGGGCTTGCCCAGGGCTTCGTCAAACAGACCGGACTGTGCCAGGGACTGACGCACCCGCTCCCAGTCGTGTTCCTTGTAACGGTTAAGACCCAGGTAGTGCGCCATGGCCAGGCAGTACACCATCAGGTCGAGGGCTTCGTTGCGCTCGGCCTTACCTTTGACCCACTCGATACGCTTGTGACCACGGATGTAGCGCGCAACCTTGCGCTCCGCGACACATTGGTCGAAGAAGTCGTCCGGCAGATCATTGGCGAAGTGCAACGCGCCCGGTCCGGCTTCGAATGGGTAACGGTTGTAAATCCAGTCCTTGGCGGTGTCGGTACCGACGAACCAGAGCTCGGCGCCGTTGCGTTCGGTCTGGCCTTTCCAGGTCACATCGACCATGGATGGGCGCTGAGCGATCACTGGTTTGCCGGGCTTGCTCGCACCCTTGATGGCGAACACATTTCGCCAGCGACGGACGCGGCAGAACTGATAGACCTCGTCGGTGTGGTGACCACCGGAGTCGACGGCCACGGCAAGAATGCCAAGACCGACGCCGCACGGATGGCGGTACTTGGCCTTGAGCAGTTCATCCAGCGCGGCCCAGGTGCGCTCGTCTGCGGGATCACCCGAAACTACCTGGTAGTCGACGACCCAGCGCTCCATGCCGACGCCCCAGCCCATGGCCATGAACTCCAGGCGGTTGGCCTGAACATCGACGGAACCGGTGATCATCAGCACGGCAGCCGGCAACGAGCCAAGACCGAAGCCTTCCAGCTGTGCCCGTTGTCTGAGCACATCGGCTTTGGTTTGCTCTTGGGCTGCGTCCCAAACCTTCGCCAGACGGGTGTTATAGAACACCTGCATCGGTTCAAGATCGCCCTTGGCCTGGGCCTTTTTTGCTTTCTCGAATTGCTTGGCCAGTGACTTCCAGTCCATCCAGCCCAGCGGCGAATACAGCGCATTGAGGTGGAAGCCGACCGTCTCGCCGTCACCCTCGGCATGGGCACGCCATTCGCCGTTAGCGAGCATCTCGCCCTTGTGATATTCCTCGATCAGCACGTCGCAGTCAGGGCCTGCGCACTGGTAATGCACCACGCTGAAGTCCTTCGAGTAATGCAGCCGCTCCCACTCCAGGGTTTGCATGTGCCCACAAGTCGGGCATGGCACGTAGTAGTGACGCTGGTCGCTGCCGTCGAACAGGTCTGAGATCCGTGAGGCGCCCTTGATCGTCGGCGAGCTGGAGAAGTAGAACTTCGCGTTGCGGCCGAAGGTGCTGCCCCGGGTTTCCGCCAGCTCGATGGGATCGCCCTCCTCGCCAATGTCCACTTCCCAACGGTCGATCTCGTCGCCGTACACGTAGCGGGCCGACAGC